ACGCCAAACAAATATTAAAACAGCGCAGGAAGAATTAATTTTCGAGGACAAAAAAACAAAGGCCAAATTGTCAAGTTTGGAGGGTGCGGAAAAGGAAGAATTAGAAAAAAGATTAGCGTTTTCCATTTTTTTAAAAAGTTAAATTATTTATTACATTACTCCAATTAAACGGCTCATTGAACGGCTCGCTTTTAACGGATTGAATCATTATCGGATCCGCGCTTGCAAGTGTTATTAATTCACTGTTTAAATATTTTATTTTCATTTCCATTTCGTGCAACCTTTCGTCGGTTCCTTTACCGTTTACAAGTGCTTTCAAACAGATATTTAATTCGTTTGTTATTCGTTCGATTCGCGCTGTTTTTTGTTCCCCTTTGATCACGCCCACAACGTTTGTCATTTCGTTGGCTCCAAAAGTAACCGCGCTACCTTCGTAAAGTTTGACTTCATTAACTGAAAAATAGCCGCCAGCCTCAACGCTTGAATCTGGAATCCATTTTGTTTTATCCGCTATGTATTGAAACCCAATCGAGTGTTCACGAATAATGCCGTCCTCGTAATCTCTAAACGCATCTTCGCCCTGCGTTGAAGTACCTAATTCACCGACAGCAAATAAACCGTTCTCGTCCTCGTTTAATTCCAAAAATTTACCGATTTGCATTTCCCAATTGTGGTGACGCAAAAAAGCGATTTTTCTATTTCCTGCGCTTTGCGGTCCTCGTTCCTGAATTGATTTCGTAAACGCGCCCTTTGTAATCATGTCATTGTCTGAGTCGATATTGTCAAACTTCGCCAAATAAACCGCTACCTTGCGACCAACTGAATCGACGTCCCGAATTTCCGCTGAGGCTTTTGTATTATAAAGGTTATTTCTCATCTTTTTTACTATTTCTTTTGTTTTATCGGTTGAACATTGTCATTTTTTACACTTTTATATGTTTAACAACGATCTAATTTCATCTTGGTTAACAATAACTCCCATTTCGATAATTGTTTTTAGCGTTTCGGCTTTTATTTTATTTGTTTCCGCGTGCTGTTTTTCGTCATCTTGTAACACAGGTAAATGGGAAAAATCCGCCTCGAGGTAATATCCTTGTTGACTAAGTCCCATTTGGTGCATGATTGAATCGTACATCGCCTGTGTTTCGGGTTGAATCGTATCCTGATAAACCATTCGCATCGAATCCCGTACATTTGAGAATGTAGATCCTTTTTCGCTTGAGAATAAATTAGCATTCAAACCATAGGTATCGATAATTGCAATCAAATCCGCGCTTAACTCTTCAAATAATAACAAGTCCCGTGTCGGATAGCTCATCGGATTCCATTGTAGATTAGACTCCGTTATCATTATTTCGTCTTTTTGTCTACGATACCAATCTCGTTGGATTTTTTCACGTTCTTCGGGTGTCATTGGAATCGTTCCGCCCATATCTGAATTCGAAGCCGAAAGTATTCCTATCGCACCCAAATTTTCAAGTAATACGTTTCTTTTATGGTATTGCGCTTGAATGTTTGAAAGTGGAAATCTTAACGAATCAATTCTGGAAATTGGTTTAACAATATTCATTCCGTCTGCCGTAGTCAAATAAATAGCTTCGATCCAATCAATTGTTTCGCGAGTGCCGTCATCGTAGGTAAAAACAAAAGAATCAATTAAATTTTCCTTATCCATTTGCTTCAATTTCTTGCCGCTTAGATTGATTTTTAGCTTGTTATTTGGTAAAACAACCATCAAATTCCGAATATCAAACGAACGTTTCGGGCAATAAGCCACAACGTTTGAATATAAAGCATCCTGAACGCTCATCGAATAAACCACATCACTCCAACTTTGAACTGCATTCGGTTGTCTAATCAAATCATTTAGCCAGTGATTTTCGACTAAGTTTTTTTGTTTATCGTAAAGCTTTGGAACGTTAGCGCTCATCATTGACGCTCGTTTATTTATTACAGTCCTTAATTCTGGAATGTCAACAAACAATCGCCACGCATCGCCTGTATCGAGCCAAACGGCCTCTTTTTTTCCCCAAACTTGCGAGCTCGGAGGTAATAAATTTCGAGTAATATTTGAATATCGACCGCGATCGAAAAGATTATCTGTAAACGCTGTAATAAAATCAAACGCCATTTAATAGGTTTTTGACAAAATTAACGTAAAATAATTAACAAATAACTTGCAAATGAAAAAAATTAAATTAAGTGTTTAAACATTGACTGCGTGAATATGGATAAACCAGCCAAACAATCGGGCGCATCGTCATTTTTATTTTTACCTTCCTTTGAATAGGATTGTAGATTGGTAATAAAAAGTTCGCTTTCATGAGTTCCAACCCTGACGAAATTTATTTGATTTTGAATAAATACTGAGTTCATTAAAATTCGGGTTTCTTTGTTTGTTGTATTGTGAACTTGTAAAATTTTGGTTTTTACTTGTTTTTGGATTTGTCTCGCAAACATTGCACCCATTGAATTGGATTCAACCCTGCAATATGTAACGCTCCATTGATTTAATTTATCGACAATTAAAGGCAAAGTAACGTCTGTATTTGCTTTATTGAAAACGTAATCCACTAAATAAAATTCCTTGTTTATAACGGCTAAAATAGCGAGTGCCGTATAATCGTTTCCCTGATCCGCTACGTCAATATAAGCAATACAACCCTCGATTTTATCTTTAATCGCTTTAAAATCGTTTAAATTAATAAATTTCAGGTCGCTAAATAAACGCCCTTTAATGTCGACAGGCTCTTGCATATATTCAGCAGCCCAAATGCTCGGATCCGTTCTGGATTTTTTGGTTAAATATTCCTTTGTAGTCATTACATCGGTACAAAATGACTCGTTTTTGTCATTCAATGCGCTAACTATTATCGATTTATCGTAAATCTTTTGTTCAATATTCCTGCCGATTACATCGTTTATACTCCAACGTGTTCCAATATCAATTCGGGCGCATCCACTTTCAAATCTGGAATCGTGTGTCGCCTCTTTCCATTGATTTATACGGTCGTTTACAGTGTCCGAAAGTGCATCTTCGAGGCTCCTATATAAATCATCGGTAACGCCTATTTTTGTGGCTCCAAAACCTATAATCGTTCCGCCAACCCCTGCGCCAAAATACCCAACTTGTTTACTATGGTTTGTGTTCCAACCCTGCAAATTTGCTTTATCGTCGCTCAATTGAATACCTGAAAAAATGGATCTGAATTTATCCGATTTCACTATTGAACGAACATCGTAGGAAAATTTCAAATATAAGGTTGCCGTACAAGTGTTTCGCATTACCGATTCAGTTGGATTGCGACCCAAAACCCACGCACAAAATAAAGACGTTATGTAACTTTTACCCGCCCTCGGTGGCATTGATACGCTCAAAGAATTAATTTTTTTTTCTTCGATTTCTTGGAATCCAACTGCAATTTCGTGCAGGAAATCACGTTTCGAGAAAAATTCTAAATCGTAAAATAAACAAAAAGCCCAAAATTCACGCCTACAAAGTTCGTATTTCAGTTCCTTTTTTATCGCTTCGATTTTATCATTCACCTTTTAATAGATCTTTTATTTCGTCCGTTGTTAAATCGCTTAAATCTACATTTGTTTGCGTTTGTTCTATCTGTTGAATAGGTGAACCGTAACCGCTATCCATTAACGCCCTGTAAGCCGCTACATCACCCTCACGAGCTTTCTTAATTAGTGCCAACGTCATTAAATCCTCCTGCGACATCGTTTCTTCGGTTCCTGTAATTGGATTTTTTAACTTTTGGTTTATTTCTAACCAATAACGTGCGATTGTGGCTCGTCCTTTCGCCCCTTTAGGCCTTCCGTTAGGGTTTCCGCTTTCACCTTTTTCGAATGGCTTTAATGTACCTCCGTTTTTTCCCTCCATAACTTTGTTTTTACACTGTAAAATTAGATTTTTTTTCTTAAACTTTCACTGAGTATCTTAGGTACCGCTTTTTCCCACTGAATTGCGTGGTGTAATCTGAAATGCTTATCGCCCATTGGTTTAATAAAACAACTCGACGGACTAAACATAACCGTGTAAAAAGATTTAACGTATGTTCCTGAATCCAAATATAATTCCGTCATTCCGCCTTTGTTTTTTTGGGTTGTTTTTTGACCGAGTGCGACAAATGGAATAGTTCCCATTAACAAACCTTTGCTTTGCTCGTGTACATATGTATTAACGTCTTCGTTTATTCTACCTACAAATTGAAACGGTCGATCTGTTGAACAAATAAACGAATTCATGCATTTTCGATAAATTGTAGGTTTTTTCGCCATTTGATTTTGTTTTCCGCCTATAAAGTCACCGCCCTGCGCCATTGAAATCGTGTAAAAATTTGTAGACTTGTAAAATTCCAACAGTGCCAAAATTACAGCATCCAAATTAAAAATATTTTGAGGCTTTTGTTTTTCTTCGTTGTATATTCGATATTCGAAATAAGTGTAATCATCGTCCATTTCGATAAAATATTTGAAGCCTTTTTTTTTGGCTATTTCAAAACATACATTTCGCGCATAAACTATCGCCCGTCTATCATTGAAATTATCCGCCTCGTCAAACGTTTTGGCTATTTCTTTTTTGTTGAATATTTCTACATTTTCGTATTTTTCAAAATATTCATTTGCTGTTTCGTCTTCATTGTCTATTACGACTATTATTTGACCCGTGTAACCGTGTTTTTTTAAAGTTTTAATAGTGTATATATTTTCGGGCCTACCGTGGCTTAAAATAAAGATTACTAAATCATTCATCGATTTCAGATAAATTTTCGAGTGTGGAATATAATTTAACGAATCCTAATTCAATGGCTTTTTTATAGTCTATAATTACCAAAGCATTATTTTCGAAATGTTCCTGCGTTTCTTTGTTTGAATGCGCGTAATACTCTGCAATGTTTTTGTAATTAAACACAATATGCCGTGTCGATGCAATTATTAAAAATTCTTTTTCGTCTTCGCTTAAATTGGAATTATTTATTTGATCTTTGAGTTCGTTGTATTTTTTTAAATCGTATAATTCAGTTATTAAAGGCTTATTTTCTTTTGGCTCGTAAATTGGCGATGTTATTTTTGAACTATATTGTTCGATTTCTTTTATTACAGGGACGTCCAAACCCCACTCGTCCAACTTTTCCGCATCCCACTCATTCGCCAACGAATCCCAATCCCACTCGCCAAAACCGACATTATCTTTTATTAAAAATTCGCTTTTTTGTTCCTCGCTCCATTCGTCAGCTACGATAACGGGTATTTCAGTATATTTTAGCTCGTTTAAGGCTTTTAATCGCATATTTCCACCCAACACACAATATTTGCCATCCGTATCGGTAAAAACGATTAAAGGGCGTTTATTTAGCATATCGGGGAAATCCTGAATACTTTTAATTAACTTTTTAAACTTAACGTCACGTATTACTCGTGGATTGTTTGGGTTCGGTTTAACCTCCGAAATTTTAACTTGAATCATTTTAAAAAATTAATTTAAAAAGCCCGTAAATTGAAAGTCCAACAATTACCCGTATTAAACTATTAATTACGTCCTGCTCGCTATGGATCCATTTTTGAATTGGTTTTGCAGTTAGCCACCAACAAATCGTTAAAACGAACCTATCTAACCAAAATAAACCTACGAATAACGGTAGTATCAAAAATCCTGTAATTACTTTTAATTTTTTCATGCGTCAAATTTATATTATTTATTTCTATTATCTTTTAAATAGTGCCAAATTAATAAAAAAGCGATTCCAATCTGGCATAAAAACCAAATCGAAATCGCAATATTTTTTAATTCAAACATGATTCTTTTTTAATCCTGTAATTTAATTCAGCATTCCAACACATTTCGTCGTTTTCGTGTTGTTCCATATCGAATCCGTGGCTTTCAGGGTTTAACATTGCAATCGCTTCGATAGCTTCGCAGATTAATTTTGTGTTTCTGTTGTTTAAAAATCCAGATTTCATATCGTGCTCCCATTCAAACGGCTCGAGCATTAAATCGCAGTTGTCGACCTTATATTCTCCGTCTTCAACGGTGCAATTAAAATGTAGATTACCACTCATTAACATCTCTTTAGATCCAATTACAATCGAAAAATATACATCGTCGATATTAAATTCTAAATCAACTATTTTAAAATTTTTACCTGTAAATTCAATTGTTTGTCTTTGCTTTTTCATTTTGCTTTGTTTAATTATTTCTTCAAATTTAATATAACTTTTTGAATAAACAACACTTTTTAAAAAAAAACGTGAAATTTTTTAGGTTTCACGCTTTTAGGTTTTGCCGAACCTCAGTTTTTAATCTTTTCAAGTATTTCTTTTGGCGTAAAATAACTTCCTTCAATATCCTGTAATATTTTTAATAAAAAATTCATACTCCTTTTTTGTTTAAATAGGCTGCAACGCGTTGAATTGTTTTACTTGTAAGTGACTTTCCATTTAAAAAAACGTGAATGTTTGATTGGTGCAATTTAGCGTCCATACAAAAAGCATTCAATGTAATTCCTTTTTTTTTCAGGTACTTTTTTAAAATAGATCTAATTATTTGATCGCTGTTCGATATTATTTTAGTCTCGCTCATCTTAAAAATCATTTAAAAAGTCGTCCAAAACTGATTTCGTCGGTATTTCTGGCTTTTGTTGAACTTCGTCAACAGGTTTAATTGATAGGCTCAAAAATCCTTTGCCGTCTTTGCTTGTTTTTTTCCACGCTGATAAAAAAAACTCTCGTCCGTTAATTGTTATTTTCCCGTTTAAATCTGGGTGCGTGTCTTTTACTTTTTTATCATTTGTGAATAAAGCCCCTGAATTGTCGTACATTTTATTTTCCATTTTTTTTTTATTAATAAATCCATTTTATAAACCTGCGAATTAATCCTGTTTTTTCGCTTTCAACTTTTTTCTTTCGAATCCTTTTAATTGGATCTTTTTTTATTTCTGTAAATAGGTTCGGTTTTTCGTTAATTTTTTTCAGTATATTTTTTTGATTTATTTCAAAATTGTAATTCCTGAACGATTGAATTAATTTACTTGAAACAGGAAATTTTTCGTTCCATCTATAAAAATTATTTTGATCTTTATATAAAATATTTTTCCCTTTTAAGAAAGCAATCCAATGCGACGAAATATTATAGGATTTGAATACATCCATTAAATTTGTCAAATTTCCCTCGTCAATTAATCTTTTAATTTCTGGCAAATATTTTTTATATTTTACCGATGTTGTTTGCTTTGTGTAACGTTGTCTCATTTTTATTAATTATTAGTTTCTAATTCCTGTTTGCAAATCTTAATTATAAGCGATTCACTTGTTAACGGTGTTCCATTATCAATCTGTTCGATAATGTTCCTTAAAACGCTTCGTAATTCGTTAATTTCGCGTTTATATTCCTTAATTTCTTCGTGTACTTCCGGTATCATTTAATTAAATTTTAATAATTTATAGTTCATTCTTAATTTTTGTTTCCAAAATTCAGATTCCGTTTTGTAGGCTTCGCAAATAGATCTAAATTTTCCGTAGGTTGAATTCTTTGAGTAAATAATTTTTTTTGCTTTTACTTCTCCGATTCCTTTCACGCCTTTTATATTATCGCTGGCGTCACCAACTAAAAACAGTTCGCAAAGTAGATTTTCGCAGTCGGTTTTTGTCATGGTTTTAAATCCTTTTCGAACTTTGAATATTTCCCCGTTTTCGTCGTATCTTTTAAGTTGGTAATAATCAAAATGTAAACCCTCGATTTGTTTTAAATCTTTGTCAATCGAACAAATAATATAATTGTTTATATCCATTAATTCAGCATTGTAATAAATCAAATCATCGGCCTCGTATTCGTCATGAGCGAATGAATTTTCCAAATATTCCAACAAATAGTCGCGAAGTTCGTTCACCCATTTATTTCGTTTTGTTCGATTTGCTTTGTATTCTGGATCAATTTTTTTCCTGAAATTGTTTCGGCATTTTGTAAAAAAATAATTAGTTTTTTCTACGTTAAAATGTTCCCCTATTTCGTTTAAAATATCAAAACTTAATTTTTCAAAACGGTCGTAACCTCTTTGCAGGATTTCCATTTCAATCTCGAATCGCTGTTTTTTTGCTTTGTACATCGCTCTTATTTCTGCGAAGTCGATAACCTTATAAACCGATTGGTAAATAAGGCTATCCGCATCGAATAATACTATTTTAGATTCCATTTTCATTTAAAAAATTGATTTGATCTTTTGTTAACTCAAATCGGGCCTCGAGCATTTCGCGTGTAAAATCTCCGCTTTGTATTTTTTCTACCGCTGCTTTAAATCTTTTTGAATCCAAAATTTGCGATCCGCTGGCGTCATTATCCACGTCCGTCACTAAGCCCAAAATCGAACTTAAACAGTACCTTCGAAAATAACTCACGCCCGAACCGAAACACTGATATTCGTTCATTTTCATTAATTGAACGTTAGGAATCATTGCCGAACTTTCGAGCTTTTCACCGCTTTCGACATCGAATACCATTGTAACTAAATAATTTTGCCCTTCGTGGGTGTTAATCATTTGCGTAAATCCTAATCCGTGCTTTTGCATTAATGGATTAATAGCTTCAAAAATTTTAGGTAGATCCGCAAATTTGTATTTGTTTTCGTAACCTGTTGAACTTTTTTGAATGACTTTAATTTCCTGTTGAAATGCAGCCAAATTTTTAAATAGATTTTTCATATACTTGTTTTTTAATTGTTTTCAAATTTAATAATAATTTTTAATATAAACCTAATTTATTTTAAAATATTACAAAAAATTATTTAAACCACGTGCGCAACGATCTATTGAATTAGCGCGCTCCTGTAACGATTTTATTTGTTCCTGAATAGTTTGTCTACAATCTGTCGTAAAATAACCCTGTGAGGTCGCTATTAACGGCAATAAGCTATTTGAACGGATATAATTAACCAGCTTTCGCAATCGAGGTTGTGTTAATCTTATTTTATACCCGTTATTTTTTAAATATTCGTTCATTCTTAAAACTATTAATTCGGCTTTTATCGGATTATTTTTTTTATACGCCCTGAATCCATGAATTACGATCGGCAAAATTTCAATTTCTGGATCTGTTAATTCGTTGGTGTAATTTTCAAAATTTGTAATCATAATTTTCCATTATCAGCAAATGAATAAAAAGAATCGGCAGTTAAAATAACGTGATCTAAAACAGGTGAATCGATTAAATTACAAAGTTCTTTGATTTCACGCGTTATTTTTAAATCCGCATCGCTTGGATTAGTGTTTCCGCTTGGGTGGTTATGCGCTAAAATAACACCACTTGCGAGGCTTTCAACTACGTACTTCAAAATAATTTTTTTATCGACTACGGTCCCAACTATTCCACCCTGCGATATTTTAGCATATCCGATCGTTTCGTTTGCCCTATTTAATAGCAGGATAAAAAAACTTTCAAAGATTTCTAAATCGTCACCGTAAAATTGTCTAATATATTTTTCAGCTGTTTCGGATCCTGTAATTTTTACTTTTGTAAATTCAGAATCGGTTGCTTTTAAATCGAATTTTTTTGCTTTCATAACTTTATTTTTTAAAAAGTGCGTTTCCAAGCCGCACCCCTTGTTTTTTTTAATCGTTTATTTTTATAATTTGATCTAATAAATCAATTTTTTGAAATTCTAATTTACCTAATAATTCTAAATAGAATTTTTTTGTAATATCGTTTGCGCCTCTCCATGTAGATAATGGCTTTTTACAAATTTTATTTATTTGCTTTTGAACTGTTTGTAATTCAGCTCTTTTTTGTTTTAAAATTTCTGCTTTCATATCCTTTAGTTTTTAATTGTCTACAAATGTAATATAACTTTTTAATATAAACCTAATTATTTTAAATTATTTTTGATTTTTTTCAAAACTTTTTATTTTATCCTTGTAAATACTGATAATTTCTTTTAATTCTTCCGTTGTAAATTTTCGCGTTTTATTGGACTCATGTTTTAAAATAGAAAATTTGTAAAATCCAATTTTTAAAATTAAATTTTCCCTGTATTCGATTAAATTGCCATGTAAATAAGTATTGCAGTATTCACACTGTAAATGTACGTTGTCCTCGTTAAAACGCACGTTCCAATGGTTATTTGCGTTGTAAAAGTGTCCTGCGTTTTCCTTTAATGGCTTTTTATTGCAGGAAATACAGTTTTGCCCGGCATCGCGTAAACGAATAAACTTATTAAAAACCTGTTGAGCTAATTTAATATAGTCTTGAATTGTCATTAAATCCAATTTTAACTTCGCTTTTTTCTTTTGCCAAGTTTTTTGTTTTGTTTCTTGGATCCATTCAGTTACACAATTAGGATCAAAACAGTTTTTTTGTAAAAACGCAACCGGCTCAAAGGTTGATTTGCAATACTTACATTTGCGCGCTTTCATAAACCATTGATTAAATTTCCGATATGAATATTCAAACTTTTATTTTCCTGTTTTAACTTTATATTTTCCAACTGTAAATCGTGGTTTCGGCTGTTTGTCGCCCTCGTTACATTCTCGCAGTGTGTAAAGTATTGAATTGATTCGGCAACCTCGTTTAAACTTTCTCGCATAGGGTTTAATAAATCGTTTCGTTCCGGGTGCTTTGCTTCAATTTCTTCAATCGAGTTTTTTAGCCTGTAATAAAGTATATTTAAACCCGCTTTTCTTTTTAACATCTCCAGCATAATTTTATTTTTTAAAATGGTAATTTATTCTCGTTTGCTATTCTTATTTTTTCACTTGTTGAAATTAATTCAGGCACGTTTTCAAATTTTATTTTAGTTGGAAATTGATTCGCTTTTTTTGGCCTGTAATCTTTTAACGGATCTGTTTGATCAACTGTAAAACCTAATCCAAAATTAAAATTACAGAAAATCGGAGAATCTAAGGCCGTTAATTCGCCTCCCGTGTCTTTGTCTTTTATTTTTTCTACGTTTACCATTGTCATAAATTTATGAGTTTCATGTTTAATTAATCGATGAATAACAAACATATCATCGCAACGATTTAGAAACGCTTTGCCGCCTTCGATATGATCTTTTAACGGTGGTTTTAAATGGCCTTTAAAAATATGTCCATCCGGGTATAAATTACCACTACGGCCGCTTTCTGAATTCGGGTGCGTATTGATATAAATTGTTTTGCCTGTTTGATTTACAAATTGACGCGCTAAATTTAAAAATCTGTAATTACCTTCATAACTCATTTCTCGATCTAATCCGGTAAATGGATCAATTAAACAAGCGTTTGCGTCACTTTCTTCAAATATTTTTAATAATTCTTCAGGCTTATAAAGTTTATTATTATCCACAAATTCAAAAAATTGTTCAATGTACGTTGAATAACTTCTAATTTCTTGTTCGCTTAATTCCATAAAATTTTGTCCGCTGTAAATTTGGATCATGTCGCGTAAAATTTGCCCTTGTTGATTTTCACCACTCCACAAAATAAATTTAAGATTATGTTTAATTGCAAGTGTCAAAAAATACCAATTAATAAAATAGGTTTTTCCGACGTTGTCGTGGCCTAAAATTATATTCAGTTGTTTTGGTTTATATCTTAGATATTTATCCAAATTGCAGCCTATTTCAAGGCCTTGTTTTATTTTACCGTTTCGATAATCGAGTAGGTAATTAATTGATTTTCCCGCCGAATTTTGCATTGTGTTCTATTAAGTGTTTAGCAAGTGCATCCATTTCAGGTTCTAAATTGTTTTGAGGTACGTTGTCCCAAAATAAACCTTGATATCCGTTTTGGATTGAATTATTTATTACGTGTTTACATTGTTCATCTGAATAATGTTTCATTTTGTTTAATATAGATTCAATTGTCGCATCCTTAATTGGTTTTTTAATTTGTTTCCTGTAATCAATCCAAGAATCTAAAATAATTTCTTTGTTATTCTTGTTTCTTGTTTCTTGTTTATCTATACTACTAATGCTTTCACGTTGCTTTGTTCCGTGCTTTATCATTGCTTTGTCAAGTGCTTTATCAGTTGCTTTATTAAAATTTGATAGGGCAATTATATTACTTGAATACTGATTTTTACTTTTTTCAATCAATTTAATAAACCCAAAATCCACTAAATCGTTCAAAGTTTTAATGTATGTATTGTAGCTTCTGATTCCAATAGATTCTTTTGCCATTGTCGTGGGTAATCCAAATTTTTCTTTCCATCCTAATCGATTGCAGTGTTCTATTGTAAAAAAATAAAGTGCTGAATGATTTGGATTAATTTTTTCGGGGTTTTCAAAACTCCAATCAAACCAATTTCTACTTAATTCATAACCGTTCATAATCCAAATTTTAAGCATAAAAAAAACCTCTGAAATCCTTTGGGGCTTCACGTCCAAATTCATTCAAAGGTCTTAATAACATCTTTAGGTTCTATGGTGTGAAGCCGAACCGAGAACAAATATACAAATTATTTTCTAATCAAATTCGTTATTTATGCAATTTCTAAATATTTTTCTTTTGTAGTTTTGCCAAATTCGATTGTTTCGAACCATTAAACCGCTGTAATGGTAGCGCGTTAAATTGCGCCTTAATTTCATTCTTTTTTTCATGAGTTTTTGATTATTTGATTTCTTATTAAATAATTGTACTTCAAACTATGCGACATTTCACGTTGAAAATTACCAAATTCCCAAACGGACCCTATTTCCTGAACGCTAAATAATTTCATTTCCTTTCGAATATTTAAAAAATAATTGATTTCAGCTCCGACCATGTCTTTGGATCTAATTAATCGGTCGTGATAAATAACGCTGTAATTGGTTCCCGTTATTTCATGGGAAATAATTACCGCAAAGGGCTTATTTTCTTTGTGTAATTCAATTAATAAGTACATAACAAAGCGTAACCGCTGAAATAATAGCTATAATTAACCAACTGTAAAAAGTTATTCGATCGAACATATTGCAAATATTAAATAAATTACAGATAAAATGGAACTAATTACCGTAAAATAAGAAAAATAAAGTAAATATTTCATGAGAATTTTACTGTGTAAATCATAGCATCCAAAGCCAAAAGCATCATTGCCATTTCCGGTGTTATTTGTATTTGTTTCATTCTATTCTGATTTAAAGGTTAATAATTATTATACCCACAAATAGTACATTCAAAATGAGTATCTGATGTATATTTTCTTTCTGTTAATGGATGATAACATTTTTTATTTTTCTCTTGTTCACATTCATTCCACACTTTTAATAGTGCCTGTTGAACACTTACACTATTAGGATATGCAGTTTCAAGTTGTATTTCTTTTATTCTTTCTGGTGTCATTCTATTCTGATTTAAAGGTTTCGTTGTAGTATTCTTGTGAACTAATAAAATTATTTTCTAATCCCTTATTCCATCCATTGGTATGGGCTTTTACTATCTGTTGCCTCTCCATTTGTTTGGCTTTTTTAATATATTCAGATAAATCTGTGCAACTTTTAAAAGCATTATAAAACTCAATATGACTTACATTTCCATAATCATCGTACATTTTAATATCTGTACATATCTGTTCAACTAACCACTCTACTGCTGTCTGTTTCATTTTAAAAAATCGTTTATATTAATATTATTTTCTTTTGCATACCTGAATAAAATTTTTTCGCAATCCTGTAATTTCCGAGCGCATCCAATATACCGCTGTTTAATGCCACGCCCCAAAATAACGTTGTAATAGAAATAAATTCCAGATTCTTTTTTTACAGTTCTTTTATAAATATACTTGTAAATTGTTTTTTCGTCTTTCATAACCTTGCTTTTATTACTAATTTTAATTCTCCGTTAATTTCCGATTCCTTTGTTTTGTGAACTTGATTAACATACATTTGTCGAAATTCAAATTTATTACAAATATCTTGATTTGTGGCGTTTTGTTTATCTCCTGAATACATTTCCACACCTGAAGCAATTAAGTTCGTTAAATCGCTTAAAATTAGGTTTAAATCGCTTTTATCAATGTATTCTAATTCAATAAAAACTTTCTTTGCGCGTTTTTCTTTAGTTCCCCAATTCATTTTGTAGGTTGTTCGTTTATTACTGCTAAATAATCTAAGTAAAGTTCCACGTTAAAAGATCCGCTTTTTTCCTCGGGTGTGTTTTTTGATCTCCATTTTCTAATCATATACATTAAATTAGTCTTCAATGGAATAAACGTGTTTACTGCTGTATTTTTCATAGTGTTAATTTTAAAATGTGCGTTACTGAGCCGCACCCCTCGTTTTTTAATTAATTATATAAACAATTTAATAAATCGCATTTTGATTTTGCTCGGTTAAAATCTTCAAATTCGTATTCTAATTCTGTAAATCTTTTACCGTCAATAATTTCTGTTGAATAAATTGAATAAGTAATTGTACCTAAAAATTTATTTTCGTTTGTTGTAATTCTAAATGTTTTCATAATCATTTCGTTTTTGTTTCAACAAATTTAATATAACTAATTAATATAAACCTAATTTAATTCTAATTATTTTCGAATTATTTTTAAGTTTTTTCTGAAACGCCTGTAAACATTAGGGTTTGAACTGAAAAAAAAATCATATAAAACACAAAACCCACCTAAATTAAGTGGGTTTCATGAGGTAAATTAAAAAACAAAGTATATCAAAGCATCCAAATTTAGCGTTTAAATTTCTTTAAAACAAATTTTACTATCCTTTTTGCTATTATTTTCCATAAAGCCCCCGTCGCGTCAACTTTCACCTCGATCCCTTCAGGCGTTTTTTTAATATCAATATCAATATTTTTACTATCGTATTTAAATTCCTTGTTTAATTCGTCTTTTACTACGTGAATATCTACGTTTTTAGTATCCAAGTCTATTTTTATATTCGTTCCGTCTTTTTCCAAATTAAGATCCACGTTATCTGTATCTATTTTTACTACTTTTTTCTTTGCCATTTTAAAATTCATTTATTAAACATATTGAAACTGCGCTAAAATCCTTAGCCATTTTTATCATTCTTTCGTATTCTGGATTATTATTTAAAACTAAACAACCTTCAGACCATCCACCAATTTGGGTTGCAACCTGCTGCGATCCTTTATTATAAGTTGCGCCGTGAATATTTAAATTAATAATATCGGTTTTAACTTCCGTTGTGGGGTTGGTTTTTCCATCCGCTGTAAAATCTCGCTGATATGGTATTCTTTTTACCTGCCGTAACGCCTCCATTTTTCCACGGTGCAATCCATATGAATATGCGTCGTAATTCCACTCATCCGCTCGCATAACCGCCGTTCCTTTATTGCCTTTATTTGTGGTGCAACTTGTAACGAACTGAAATTGGTTAAATTTCCAAATGTAAACTTTGTCGTCGAATACATTGTTTTGATCTTCGTTTGAGCGTACAAATAAAAGCCACATTCCGGCCGGAATAAATTTAAAACTTTTTAGCTGCATTACTCTTTGAAGTAACTGTTGATCGGTATAATTTTTTACGTTGCTCATTTTATTTTTTACGCTAATTTACGCTTTTTTTCAGTTGGTAAAATTCCAACAGATTTTTGTTGATCTGGATTCGCTTTTCTATTTTGTTGGATTCCGTTTTCCTTTTCCAAACACGCAAATAAACGGGCTTTTAAATCTTGCACCTCGAAATGAGTGTAACTAAGCCACAACGCCAAAACGCCCATTGCGCCGTGCTTTTTAATAATTTCTAAAAATTGGTTTATTGGTGTCATTCTTAAAATGGTGGGGGGGTTGGTTTCGGTTCGTATGGTATCATTTCCAAATCTTTTACCCAAAGAAATTCGGGTGTTACTGTTTGCTCAATCTCTTCTATTGATATTACCCAATTATCGTTTAAATCCTGAATTGGATTGTAATATGAATCGGGCGCGTATAATTGTCCGATTAATTCGTCTTTTTGTAACTCCGTAAGTAAACCTACGTACGTTGTTTTTTGTTCTGCTGTTAGTTGTGTTAGTTTCATACGTTTCTATTTAATGCTGTTTGGAATGTAGTTACTCGAGTGTTTAGGTTAGTAGCTTCAGTATCAGATAAACCTTCTCCTATTGAGGCAAATGCTTGTTGTTTGCCTGAATATGAAGCTTTTTTAATGTCACCAGGATAATAGTAATTTAACGCTGCTAATGTTAATGATATTTGTGAATTATTGTTATATATACTTCCAGCCGCCGTACTGTTAGTCTGCTTTAATACACCATCTTCAAATAATTTTAAGGAATTTGTAGCTGTTCTTGTAACATTAAAAAATCCTGCTCCATTTGTTTGGTTGTATGAAATTCTATCAGGGTCATCATTTGCTAAATAACCTGTGGTTTTTAAATCTCCTTGCCTATAAGCAGCCAACAATTGAATACCAACAAGTCCACCACCACTATTATAATAAGCACCTATTTCACATTCATATCCTGTTAATGCTGTTGCAGTTCTTGAATAAACACTTAAATGTGTATTTGTATTTGCAAAAGCACTATTTGGAATTAACTTAGTATCTGCAAAAGCATTCGTTCCATTTGGTAAAGCACCTGTACTTGAATGTGTCCAACCGCCACTAAACACTAATCTAAACGCTGCATCTGTATCTAAAGGATTTTTCAAGTTAAATTTATGAGTTGTACTTGTACCTCCAACAAACGGATAAACCGCTTTCATTTTAGCCCAAAGACCATCCGCTTTAAGCCCTATAACAAGGTTGTTAATAGCGTTAGCTTCTACTTGGTCAACTATTCCTGCATTAGTTACAAAGGCTTGAGCATCTGCATCTGAAACTGTTTGTGTGCCTATTGAACGTCCTAAAGTTGTTTGAAATGCTTGTACCGCTGTGTAAAAGTTAGAATTATCAGTAGATGTTAATGTATTACCAATAAACGCAAAAGCTAATTCTTTATTATCAAAAAATTGCGCATTTGGAATCGCTGCTAAATTGTTTCTTGCTCCTAAATAAACATTTCCATTAGGTATGTTTTCAAATGTAGGGGTTGCGCTTCTTATGCCTATTCCATTTCTATATAACGCACTTGGAAAAGCTAATGAAGTATCTTTTGTAGCAACAAATAAACCCCTTGTATCAGTTACAAAATTTCCATTTCCATCTAAAACATAATTATTAGAAGAGTAATAAGTATTATTATCTCCCGACTTTATATTTATTGTAATACCACTCGTGTTGCCACTAAAACTATCTACAACTCCATTAATACCTGTGTGAACATTATTTGTTCTTGAATATAAACCAAATGAAACATTGGAAATAGTGGTATTTGCTAATGCGTTTAATCGAGTATCTCCAAAACCATTAACACCTCCAAATTGAACTCCATTACTTGAATGTGTAACGCCACCGCTCCAAAGTATTCTAAAGGCTGCATCAGTATCTAAAGGATTTTTTAAGTTCCATTTGTGCGTTGAAGCAGTACCTCCAACCATTGGATAAATAGCATTGAACTTTGTCCAAATGTTATACCCTTTCAAGTCAACTACTAAAGTATTAATAGCCGCTTGTTGTGTTGGGTTTGTTATTGCAGCCGCTGTAATGAATGCTTGAGCATCTGGGTCAACGGGAGGTACACCCGGCTCGAAATTTCTGCGTACAAACGCGCTATTCCCGTACCCAATCATTTTATCAATGTTACGGATCCAGAAGTTAACGCGATTTTTTCAAATCTTTTACCGTTGCTCGGTGTAATAATTGCACCCGCAGGAATTGCAGTTCCAACCGCGGCGATATAATTTCCTTTTACATCCGTTGCCGAACCCGCCTCTTTTATTGACGTGAAAATAGTATCGGATAAAACCGCTATCGCTCTGCATTTGTACGTTTTTTCTACTGTATTATTTACAATAAATACTCCTTTCGAAGCTGTTAAAACTGAATCCGAGCCATTTGCCGAAGTCATTTCGTAAACCGTTGGTGTTGCCATATTTTTTTTTTAATTCAAAGTTAGTAAATTAAAAAACTCGTTTTTAGTAGAAAGTTCTTTTTGTTTTAAATTTATCCGAAACCTTTGCTTTTACGCCTGCTTTTCGAGTAAATGGATCTGGATAAATAATTTCGGGGCTTTCGCTAACGATTACAGGTAAATCTTTAATGCAATAATCGTGATTGTGGGCGTTATAATCTGAAATAAATAGTTCGTTTTCACTCAACAAATAAAGATTGATTAAAGGCGCTGTAATACATTTTAAAGTCGCATCGACAAGGATTTCGTAATCTGTTAAATTTTCACGAATATTCGATTTCATTTCCCTATTGGAATAAATTAAATTATCGATTTCCATATTAGGTTGCGAGTTGCCAATAAATCCACTGAATCGCAAACTACTTTCAACGTTGGACCCTGTAAAATTTATACCCTCGATTTCTTGCCTCAAATTAAATAAAGCCCGAACCCGTGCCGTTCCAATAGCGTTTTGAATTGTGTACGGTTTCAATTGATAATTTCCCCAAACGTCCGAGCCTGTAATTCCTGAAATATTCCAATTTCTTCGTAGCTCGTAACAACCTGCTGCGTCAGAAAGTAGTACATCGTACCAATTAATAACGGCGTAGAACGCATTAGGCTCGTTAACGAACGAAATAGGTGTAATTGTATAGGCTGTTAAATTACCATCTTTATATAGCTTAAAATCGAATGTATCTGAAACGCTTGAAAGTTTAATCCAAACCGCTGTTTTATCATTTTTCCAACTATCCGAACCCGCATTCGCCAAAACTAATTGTTCACAACAGCAATCAATATACCCTCGATCCTCTTCGATGCACGTTTTTGGCAATCTAATCGATCCGTATTCTTTAAAAGTTCGATCTTCGTGACCGCAATCGCCCTCGCAGGCTTCCGTTAAAACGTATTCAACCTCACCGGGTAACCAAACAGGGGTTTCCGCAATCGGGCAATCTGAATTATTATCTTTTAATCCTGTTAATTGTGGCAAAGATCCAAGCGTTAACGAAATAATCCAATCGCCGGGCGAACTTGCATTGTGCCAAATGTAATAAGTTACACCAAAGTAAATAAATTCAAAAGTGTTGAATCCATTTAACGTCCCCGTGGGGCTTAATTGAAACGTTAACGGAGCGTTTTCGTATTCAAAAGTAATTTTTAAACAGTTACACATAACAGGATTTTATTTTAGTGGTGAACTTTGCACCGTTTGACAAATTAATTTTATTTGGATCAAAAAAACATTCGATTTGCGCCACATCTGGCGTTGGGAATGTTAACGTTGCCGTTGTTCCTGTAATTGGTGTTAATGGATTTAAAATATTTCCATCCGTAGGAATTACCGTTGAACATATCCATCGGGGCGAACTTTCAGTTGGCTCGATTGTAATCATTCCCCAAATATTTGAAACGTCCCAAACGCTCGAATCTATATTTGTATGCGTGGCGATTACTCGATGCAATTCACCCTCGACAATTACTTGAACGTTTTGATTTGTGGCCTCGATATATAATTCTATTTCTTGAAATATGTTTGGATCTGAATCGTAATCTTTAATAATTAAATCATTTGTAAATTCAAAACTCAAACCGTTTTTTATCATTCCTAAATTCAACCGAACATTCCAATTTCCCGTATTATCGAATGGAACGTAGTTTCTATTCTGTTCGTTAGGATAAAAATCCGCATTTGCACCCGGTAAAGCAATCCAATAACGCCAATCATTCAAGAACGGAAACGCTAAATTAATTCCATATTTCAATGCCGTATCGTAAACAGGCGCTAAATACAAATATGCGCTTCGTTTTTCACTCGTTGTCGGTAATTCAGTATTCAATAAAACGCTTTGATTAACTTGGTGTTTACCGCCTACTATTGGAACCGATGTTAAATCAAAATTCGCGCTAAATAAAGTAAAGGATTCGCCCGTAACTGAATTAAAAGCCTCCAAACGTGGCGAAATGCTTGTAATAACATCGCCAAATTTAACCATTAACACCGCTAAAAAAGATAAATCATCCTCAGTGTTTGCTTCGTATCCTGTTTGATTAATTACAGGCGCAATTATATTCTCCGAATGGTCGACAAATTGACTAATTAACACGTCAATCGCTCCCGCAGGTGGCTCGGGTTTTGTTAACTGATCCGCAAATAACAATAAATTTACCGTTCCATATTTCGCCCAAACATAAAACAACCTATCGCCCTCGATTCTTGAATCAATAAAATCTGTAAAATCTGTATTTGGTGTGAATTCGTAGTCCCACGTTGTTACAGTCCCAACAGTTACCGGATTACTAAATTCGATTGTGTATTGTGCGCCGTCTGGATTCGTTGAACTTGTTATCGTAATTGGTGCCGCACTCGTTTGGGACGGGCAAAGCATACCTAAATTTGATTGACTTGTAAACTGCGCATGAAAATAAGTATCGTCTGTTGGAATGTAACACGCCCCGAATCCGAATTTTGTACTCGCTGAATCAATAGCAATTTGTCCCGTATTTACCGCTGAATAATCCAAAACAGAAATTCCCTGAACTAAAGTCGCATTAATTACTCCAGAGTTAAACGGCTCATCAAACCAACCCGTGTTCGAATCTTCCGAAATTACGAACTTTGTCATGTTATTCGGGTTTCCAACTTCGCGTTGCCAATTTAAACCGAAATAAGCCTTTAAACAGTTTGAAAATAAAAACGGTGTAATATCGTAAACTCCGCTTTGAATAATTCCAACAGTTAATTCGTATTTTCTTGTATTATTTGGATAGGTTGTAATATCTTTTATTGACGTTGCGACATTAAATTGACCGCTAAAAAAACCAACTTGAACACCTGAAACAACCGAGCCGTTAACCGTGCCCGTTACATCAAAAGTAAATTGTGTTTTTTGCCCGTCAATTAAACTATTTGCATTCCCAACGGATCCGCTGTTCACATGATTACAGTCGAGTAATAAACCCTTTCTTTTATTTCCTGTTTTATAGTTTACTTCGATCAAAAGCGTTTCACCTGCCGCAGCATCGTACCAATGCGTGTGTACCGTTACCCGTATTTGGTTTGGATCACAAATTAATATGTCGCTCGTGTAAGTATGGTTAACAGTTCCGTTCGGATGGAATACTGTTATTTGAACCTCATCGCCAACCCTAAAACCTTCATCCAAAAAATTACCGTTTAACCACGTTATTATATCGTTTCCTGCGTCTAAACTTAACGAGCTACCAGAATTACCATACGCCCGAATATTTTCCCACACTTCGAATTTAGCGATTTGAGTATCTCCCGCATTCGCTTGGTAATAATTCAGATTATCGTTAAATATATCTTTGTAGTTTCTACTTATTAATGTTATCGGCATTTTTATATTTGTTTTGTAGTTCGTTCAATGCTGTTAAATCTCCGTCCTTTGCTAACTGAAAAATGTTCGTAAAATCGTTTGTAATTTGAGCGCACAAATTAGGATTTTCGTTCTGAATTTCTTTGAGTTTTTCATTTAATCCTTTTTGCATTTCTAAAATGCTTTTGCCTAAATTTTTGATATGGTTTTCGAATTCCTGCATTAATTTATTTTTTCAGTAATTACTCGATTTGTCGCCCACGTTCCCGGTCTTCGATATGTTATTTCGCAGTAACTTTTTTCATCAATCCAAGTCATTTTCAATATTTCACAAATTTGATTTTCGATAAACGCATAATTATTTGACTGTAAATTTACGAAATCCTGCGCTGAAATTCTCGTCCTTGCGTTTTCTATTACCTCAAACTGATTTAATTGGATTTGGTTTATATAATGGTATTTTAACCAAAGCGCAGTCGCTGAATTGTTTTGGTCGTAGTTTTGATTTATTAAAACTTCATTATTTGGACGATTATAAACATATAAACTTTTCGTAGTTGAAAAATATTGTTGACTAAGTTTTAAAGCATCCACACGCGAACCAATTTGAGCCGCGTAATTGGTTCCATTTCCAAAGGTTAAAACATTTGTTAAATCGTCCCACTCCTGCGCCAATGCTCGTCCAATTAATTCAATTAAGTTTAAACGATCTTTATTAAAGCCCATCGACAAACCAATAGGAACGTCGTTCAATCCTTTAATTGTAACTAAATCCACATTCGCACCCGCAACCGCATTTTCTGTTGAATATTCAGCATCGGAATATTGGTAATTAATACCCTCGACCGTGTTTAAATCTGAAAAATCAATGGAATAGTGAATGTAATATCTACGCCAAGCGTCTTCCGTATTGTATGTTAACGCCTCGTCCCTATCGGCTTGTAAATTTAATGCAGGTTGCATAACTAAATTTGCCGTGTTCACTAACCAATCTCGCCGTTGAAAGTGTACATCTTTTCCGATTACAAAAAACCTTCCGTTAAATTGCTTTTCGCACTCATCAAAAAATTGCCCTACCAAACCAACTGAATCCGAAGCCGTTGGAATACCCGTATTAAAATCATTTCCCAAATCGCCAAATATTTTTTCGAATATTGAATCTGGATTACTTCGATTAATTGGAACCGGTAAAACAAACCAACCTGAATCCGTGTCAAAAATTGAACTTTGTAAATCGTAACCGATAAATTTACAGGCTTTTAAAATCAATTCTTTATAGTAACACCCGTATAAATATTTTTTAACAGGAAATAATAACTTCATTAACTGAATTAAATAGGCAATCGCAGCCGCCAAAATTGCAGCAAAATAAATCACCGCTAAAATGAAATTTGCAGCCGCAACCGCCAAACCTCCGGGGCTTGGATTTAATAAATTTGCATAGGCTTTCGCCAATTCATTTGCCGCACTAATTATTTCTTTAGTCATTACAAATAAAGAAAGCGATAATGTTAACGATTGCTCGGTTACATTGTCTTTTACTACGAAATAAGGTAATCGTTTTACATCAAAGTAATTCAATCCTTTTTGTTGAACTATTAAATCGAATGAAGTACCGTCCGCTTTACTCCTGAAATCGTCAACACCTTTTGACCTTTTTATTTTAACCTCGATTTCGTGTTCCCTAACAACAGGCTTCGAACCCGGATCGCATAAATCAATGTAATAATCTAAATTAATTCCGCCATCGAGTTGTATTTGGTATGGAATACCAACAAATAAGCCGCTCGTTTGGATATGCTGTTTAACCAATTGATTCGCCTCACGTGGTAAAACCAAAGTATCCGTATTTACGCTCAAAATATCTGGATTTCCTGTAAAATCGCAAATTACTCCGATTTCTTCGCGGTTTCGTGGGCTTATTTCAATGCCGTTTAAAAAGTGTTTCATTTGCTTATTCTAAATCGATTGTAAATAGTAGTATTTCCTGTTCGTTTCGATTCGACTATATTCATGGCGCTTTGTGTTATTTCACCGAGTGCGATATTGGTTTCTGGCTTGTTTTTTATTACATCTGTTAACGTGTCTAATTTTGAAGCTAAAACCGCTAATTCCAAACTTGAATTCGCATTACTTTTTGAAACCAAACGCCCATTTTGGTATTCCTGCGCTATTTTAGTCAATTGCTCGTTACTCATCGATCCGATTTGTTCATTCAATGACTTCGGCAAAACTCTTTCGTTAGGGTGCAATACAGCGTGAAATCCGCCCTTACCGTCGATTCCTTGACCGTTTGAACCTGTGTCTTCGGTTCCATCGTAAAACATCGGTAGACTCGATATAAACGCCAATAAACCCGTTGTATCTTTAATCGTTGCCGCTAAAGGATTCTTTTTGTCGGCATTTGCCGAAAATAATTTGAATATCGCCAAACCCGCCTCAATTCTTTGTTGTTTTTTTAGTTGTTTTTCTTTACGCAAATTGGCTTGGTCGATGATCCTTTGATTTTCTGCTAACGATTGTTGCGCATTTATATTTCCGCTTTCAGCTAACGCCTTTAAAGTTTCACTTTGTTTTTGAGCCGCTGCGATTTCTTTGTCGATTTGTGCAATTTTTTCATCGGATTTCTTTTTTAAAAATTCAGTAGTTTTGGTTGCGAATGCTTCGATAGTTTCTTTTCGTTTTTCTTCATTCTCTTTGGTTTTATCAAAGTATTTTTTTTCTAATAAATCGACCGCTTTTTGATATTCCTCTTGGCTTGCGAATGCACCGTCCAATTTCAATTGATTTAATTCGTCCAATTCTTTTTGAAACGCTAATCTTTTTTCTAATTCTTCCTTTTCCGCACCCTCCAAACTTGACAATTTGGCCTTTGTTTTTTTGTCCTCGAAAATTAATTCTTCCTGCGCTGTTTTAATATTTGTTTGGCGTTCCTGTTCCGCAATTTCTTCAAGATTTTTCTTTATAAATTCAGCTTCTTCGATACGTTTTTTTCTTGCTATCTCATCGTATTTATCTGTTAAAACAAGTAATTCTTTTTCCAGATTTTCCTGTATTAAATATTCAGCATCCGCAAATTGCTGTTCGTCGATAATTTTATCTTTTGAATTCGCAATTAGATCCTCTTTTTCACGCTTGTATTTTTCTTTAATTATATTTTGTTCTTTTTCAAAGCCCTCGTTCATTAAAGAAATTCTTTTATCAGTGTTTTGCCTTGTTAAATCGAGCTTTTGTTTTTCTGTTTTTTCCGTGTGCGTTACCGATTCAGATCTGCTTTCATTTTGCGCCTTTGCCGTTTCTATTTCAAATATTGCAAGTTGGTTAATTGCATCCTTTCGAGCTTCATTTGCCGCAGCATTTTCAGCAGCAATATCATTTTGAGTTGCGGACGATGATAACAAAAATTTATTGTATTCGGTAAAATCTTTTTCCCTAACTGCAATTGCTCGTAATTCGCTTAAAATTAATTTGTTTTTTTCTTTGTTTTGGTTAAATATTGCAAAGGTTTCATTTTGTAAATTGGTTTGATAATTAATCGTAGCTTTTAGTCGAGCCCTTTCAAGTGCCGTTGTATCTTTTCCCTGCGCTTTTAATAAATTAATTTGTCGCCCTAACGCTTTATCTTCGGAATTATACGCTGTTTCTTTTGATTTTTGTAGTTTTTCCCTTTTCTTTTGTTCCTTTTCCATTTCTGCGATTCTATTTTCAGCACGTTTTGCCGCTTTTTTATCCGCTTCCTCTTGTTTATAACTTGTTATTCCAATCCAATCGCCAAAATCTTTAAAGCCTTGAATTAATGGCGTAAAAAGTCCTAATATTTTGTCGAAATTTGCAATTAATAAACCAACCCCAACAACGAGCGCACCAATTCCCGTTGAAACCAAAGCCAACCTGAATAGTTTTAAACCTGCCGTCGCTGCGCTTGTTACAAAGGTAGATAATACGGTCGCAGCTGTTAAAAGCCCTTGACCTATCGCCGTTGTTTTTAAAGCCGCTCCCATCCTCGTAAATATTCCCGAAGTTGTCGCCACCGCAACGCCTTGGGTTTTTGTTGCCGCTGTATTTACTACCGTTGCAGCCGTATCCGCTTGTTTTGTTGCTGTGAATATTCCCATTTTAACCGCAGCCGCCACGAATCCAGCTTTAATTTCGGTTAACATATCTCCTAAACCGCCCAAAGTTTTTAAAGCATCGCCCAAACCTGCCAACGCTTGTAATCTTTGCATCGACTGTAAAACGGCTTCATTTTCAACACCTAATAAAACCATGCTCGATTCCATACCCTGAAACGCTGCGACTCCTATTTGACCTACTTTTGCGACCGAACCTGCTAAGTTTTCCATAGCCGAACCCGCCGTTGCTTTTACTACATTTTGAGTGTCTTGAATTCGATCTTTTAATTCTCCGGCTCTTTGCGCCATTTCCTGAAACTTTGGATCGCTTTCGGACATATTCATTAACTCGCGCGTCAAAGCTCTTAATTCAGTCTTTAAATTAGCCGTAGCGCCCTCGTAATTACCGACATTCCTTTGGTGTTGACCGACCGTTGCATCTACTTTTTTAAGTTGTGCATCTAAATCCGTAACCTGTTTTAAAAGTTGTTGACCTTCCGCCGTATTTTCTTGATTTTGAACTGCTAAATCTTTGTACGCTTTGCGGGCGTTATTTAGATCCTTTGATAATTTAGAATACGCACTCGCTTCGTTTTCTGCCGCCTTTGTTGCTTTGGCACTTTCAGCCGCTAATCTCGATTTTTCTTGCGCTTCGGCTTTTTGGGTTTTTATTCGTTCCTGTTGTAAACGCTCCTCTTCCTTTTGGCTTTTTATTGCCTGTTGTCTAACTTGTTCCTGTAATTTTTGTATCTCGATAGCTTGTTTCTGGATTTTATTCGCTTCCGCTGTTGCCGCTGTAAATTTCTTTATTGAATCCGAACTATCAAATTTTGCATCGCCCAAAGATTGTTTTAACGTCGTCGCTGTTTGCTTAAACTCATCGTTAATTTTGTTCAAACTAATTAAAGTTTTTTCCGCTGAATCTCGAATACCTTTGAAAATATCTTCCGATTCGAATAAATCTTTACTGCTAATTTTTTTTGCCATCGTTCATTTTATTATATCGATCCATTTCTTTTTGTAAATCAAAATATTCTTTTGCCGTAATATTTTTTGGATTAATCCATTGCCCCAACCATTTTGAAATATGGATCAAACTTTGTTCAATTGTAACTCCCGAACCGTTATTATTCAACATCGCAATTAAATTTTGTTCAACCATTTCAATTTGAGTTAATTTAAACCTTTCATTGGTTAAAACATACTCGCATTCGTAGATTGCTTTTTTCTGCATTGTTTTTAATAGCTTCAAATAAAGTTTTCCTAATCCGTATTCGTTTAAATAACTGTCGTAAATCTTTTCCCACGCCCTTAAATCATCCTCGTTAGTGCCGTTTTCTGCCGTTCTAACGAACTTTAATTCCCCGTTAATACATTTTATCCAATTATACAACGGAAGTTCATAAATCGAGAGAAAATAATCGTTCGATTTCAAGTTGGTATCTTCGCTTGGTTTCAACCTGTAATTTTTCCAAACTTTCCTCGGTAAGCCCGATAATACCCTCACCGAATTTTGTAAATAAGTTCGCATTTTCTTTAATTGGATCCGCATCGATTTCAAAATAATTTGTTCCGAGCAAAATTACCATACTTTTATAAAAATCACCCGTATCGAATAAATTATATGGATCACCCTCTTTTTTTCTACCGTTGCTTAATTCTTCGGTTAACTTTGAATAAGTTGTGCGACCGTTTTCTCTATTTGTTAACGGTTTTCCGTCTTCGTCTACGCCTTGATCCATTAACTGATCGTCCCTAATTAAATCTAAAATCCAAGTTTGGAATTGTTTATCCGAAAAAACATGGTTCCAAATAATATCTGGATCCATTAGGATTTTCGTATTCCGCAGTAAATCGTTTAACATTTGCATAGTACAAAAAAAACGGGCCAACCTAAGCCAACCCGTTCAATTTAAAGGTTGAAATTAAGCCGCTGTAAACGTTAACGATCCGATGAAACCATCTTTCGCCACGCTCAAAGTGTAATCGTCACCAGAAAGCAAAGTTTCGCTGATCAAATAAGTTCCCGCAGGTGCCTCAACAACTGAATTTGGAACGCCAATTAAGGTATTATTTGTAACATCAAATAAACTCCAATCCGCAACTAAATTCGCTCCTTGGAAAATTATTGGATTTAATGCTGTTCCGTAATCGAATGCCGCTGAAACAGTAATCGAAGCCGTTGTAACCTGCGCAACTTCCGTTAAATTAACATCAATTAAACCGTTTAAATCATTGAAATTAACCAACGCTTCAGTTGTTGTAATCATATACATAGTTGACTCATCGAATAAACGATAAAAATCAAATCCAAGCATAATTTTTTGAACTGTTGAATCGGTCGCAAACATGAATTTAGGATCCCACGACTGTTCGTCTACCGGAATAGGATATAAATATCCGTTTGATTTAGAACCGATCAAATTTCCGTTAACGTCTACTATGTAAACACCGAATTGAACGCATCTACCAGCCGATAATTTGCCTAATAAGGTAGGCGTTGAATCGTCGCCCCAAAGTTCACCTGCGAAGCTCCTTTTACCTTGACGTAAAAAAGCCATTCGACCGCTGTTTGCCTCTTCGAATTGTGAATCCGCTTTCGCTAATTCTACGTTTTCAAATTCTGGAATTGGAAACCATCTTTTTGACGAATCCGCTTCATTTATTAAATCGCTCCAAGTTGGTAGCGCTAAACTTAAATCAATACCGTTCAAATTACCCTGATTATCCGCTAACGGTACCATGATTAACCTGCTCGTTACTGATTGCAAAGGAACGCAACCCGGGCGCCCTGTGTTGGATAAACCAACGTTACAATTACATCCTGCCATTTTTTTTATTTTTTTTTATTAACATTTACAATTTTCTTTGTATTTTTTTAGCGTAATTTTTAGTTCGACGCCGCTTAAATTCGCGTCCAATATGTTTTTAAAATATCCATTTTCCTGTTCACTTCCGAACCTACTAAATTCTAAAATTTCCCACGTGTCAACTCTTTGATATTGGCGGTTATTTTTTACAACTTTTATAAATTCCTCAGCTAATTTGGTCATTGGAATTACCACGTTGTTTAAGTGATCCTTTGTATAATAATTTAATACATCGGTTTCATCTAAAAAAAAGATTCTCAAATCGCTTTCCCACGCCAAAACAGATTCTTTTCCGAATGAATTATATCGTATTCCGTGAAGTAACCACACCAAAGGCGTTTTTTTGGTTAAATCATTTTCGGCGATAGTCCACTCTCGATTTGCTTCGATTTTAGTTCCCGGTACAAAGTATGGATTCGGCAAAGTTATTTCCCCGTCAATTATTCCTGCTTTAATCCAATTGTCGTAATCGATTTCAGTAATCAAAAACTCATTGTTTTGAGCGTCTTTAATTGTTTTGCCAACACGAGCCCATTTGGTATTGCAAACCGTTGTGAATTCGCTCGGAGCGGGCAAATAAACGCCCTCGATTGTCGTACTAATCGAGTTAACTAAATCCTGTATTGATTGTGAAATATCGTTTATCATAACCAATAAGCCGTTGATTTAGAAACCCCTCGAAATTTACTGTAATCGCCCGTACCGATATACTCAACTAAAAACGTACACGAAACGTTTAATCCATCTTTTACAGTTACCACGTCACCAACTTTAAAATTAATTCCTTTATTGGTAAAAATGATTTCTTCGATAGTTCCGAATGCGTCGATTTCAATATCCACAACCGCCCCCGTTCCCGATCCATTTATGCACGTTAAACCTGTAAGGTTGGAGTAATTTAAACCCCCGTTTATTATTGAAATAGTAACAATTTGACCTAACGGGGGGTTGTTTGTGTACCGAATGTATCTTTGTATCGCTCGATAGGAATTAATCGCCTCGTTATATCGCGTGTACATCATTGAAAAAAGCGTGCTCACAACCTCTGAATTTTCTGAAATTGGTTTCACGTTTCCGTATGGTGTCATTTGGTTATTTAAATCTTTCGCATACTCAAAATAAATAAAGCCTTTTAACATTTCTTTTATTCCTTGGCTTATAATCATTGTATTCACGTTATTAAAGCTATTACCCCAATAAAATGAATATCCTAAATCTTCGCTCAAAGGATTAAAAACAGCTAAAAAATTCGGGCTTTGTGGAACGTTGTTTAATAAATCGCCTGCAAACTGATTATATAAATCAATTCCAAACAAGTGTTTTAAATACATAGGTTCGTAAATATCAATATAGTTTTGCAACTTTGATTGAACATAAATTCCCGTATGTAATTCATACTTTCCGACAAAATCCGAGGGGCTTAAAATCATTTTTTTTTACTTTAAATTTCCGTAACCTTTCGCGATAAATTTTGAAGCTAATTCGCCGTTTATTTTCCAAACAGATCCTTTCGGTAAAGTTCTAAAAACTCCATTACCAATAAATTCGTAGATCGCAGTTGGATCCAATTCAATCGGTTTTTTTGGTTTTACAAGCGTTTCTGTTTTGGTTTCTAAATCAACGCTTAGAACCTTTTTTTTACGTGGTTTCTTTTCCATATTGGATTAAATTATTAGATCTCTAACGCAGCGATAGCCGTTGCCAAATCCGCCTCAACAAATGCGTTAACATCGTTGTTTCTGATATATTGAACCAAACGAGCTTCTGCGATGATTGTAACCATGTTACGAGTAAAGTCGTCATTTTCGTAACCAACTGTTAAATTAACAGCCTCACGAACTTTAACGATTAATTTGCTGTAATCACCAACTAAAATCGTACCTGCTGTAACGTTATTTGAAGCAACAACGATTAAACCTGCAACGTTTTCAGCTCCTGTAAAGAACATCGGGTAAGTGTATTCACCTGTTGACGTTTTTGTCAATTCAAATTTCGCTTTGTCCTCTGGATTCATTACTACGTGAGTCGGTTGGAAATTAGCCGCTTGAATTTGAGCTTTACAAACTTGAATAACATCGATAATGTTTGCACCAACGATAGTTCCTGCAAAGTTACCCGCAGCAAATCCCGGTACATTTCCGATCAAACCGTTCAAATCCGTACCGCCTGCTCCGTTAATCATTGAATAATCAATCGCTTGTTCGATTTGTTCCATCAAAACTGTATTGATTTCAGATCTAACGAACGCCAAATCTTCCAACATTTCCTTTGAAACTTTTACAAAACCTGCGATTTTTTTCACTTCGCTTGAAACCTCTTCCCATTTGATCTCGCCGTTTGCTTTTTCAACTGATTCAGCAGTCCACGCACTTGACGCTTGTTGTGTTTGTTGAATATAAACAACAAATTTTGAAGCTGTCGTACCTACGTTTGCGATTTCCATCATTCTACGTGTTGGACGTGCGATTCTGTTAACTTCTGGATCTAAAGTCGAAAGTGCGTATGTTCCTGAATAATCGTTATCAATTGTCATATCGCCGGCCGCTTTAATTTCAAGTGTGAAATTTTGACCTTTCGCAACTGAATCTTTTATCGTTGTAATATTGTCCGCATATGCTTTTGACAATTTACCCGCTAATCCTTTTGGTGCTTTTGGCTCCGTTCCTTTGTGGCTTTTTTCACTTTGAGCTTCGATACGACCCTCCATTTTGGCAATCGCTTTCATTAACTCGTCGCTTTTTAGCTCCAAAGATTTAATTCCGTCTAATTCAGATTTTACCGCATCTAAATCCGCTTGCGTTAATAAATTTTGTAGTTTTTCCGCTACCATTTTATTAATTACTTCGACAGCCATTTCAGGTGTCATTGTTCCCGTTGCCGGTGTTTCGTTTTCCATTTTTTTAAA